GTTGTGGGGGGTGTGTCAATAAGCTTGTTGGACTTCAATAAATTCTCCTGACGAGGAATAACTCTAAGGTTCCAAGGTACGTGTAAGCCACATACAAATTCAGAACGTAGAGGAACGATATGATCGACAACATACTGCTCTCCCGTAGTTTTTGTCATCGTTATGGCTATTTGATATAGCTGGCGTATTTCAGACTTTTGTTGTCGTGTTAACCATTTTGGCGTTGCCAAACGGTGCTTTCTCCGTCTAGCTTTAGTATCTGCGCGGACCCAAACCGTATTACGTTCTTTCCAAGCTTTTTGATATACCCGTTTAACTTCTAAAGGGCGTGTAGCAGCCGCTTGAATAACCTGCTCTCGGTTGGCTTCATACCATTCATTCTTACGATCTTTGACATCTTCTCGCTTGTTGTACTCACGGAAGTAATCGGCACGTTTCTCTGCTGCCTGCTGCCATTCAATCTTAATACACTCAACACAAGCACCTTTTGTTTTGCGGGGAGCTACATGTCCGTGCTTACATGGCTCGCCAGTGAAGTAATACTTTGCCCCAGTGGATTTAGCCTCTTGGCGGGTTTTGGGTAGGTTTGTGGTATCCATTTTATCTCCTGTGACTTAGTAACAGGTAATGTACCACATTAGGTGTAGAAAACAAAAAACCCCGCCGAAGCGGGGTTCTCTGCGCTAAGTGCTTGATTTACATCAAGCTCCTGGGCTTCCAAACATTCCGAGAGGATCGGACCAGCCAAACGAATAACGCTCGCGGCTCTTATAACGAACGTTCCCCGTGTCGAAGTCTCCATCCATTCCCTGTGTCAAAGGTGCGCGGACAAAGTGCTTCATACCGTTGGGTACGTCAGTTGTAAGGAACCAAGCATCCGTATCAGTCAAGAAGTGGTTAATGGTGTAACCCTCGGGGATCGAACCATTATTCTTCAAGGCGTTGATCGTGTTGTCTGCCGTGTCAACGCGCAGTTCCGTTTCCAGAATACGAGTTGCAACGAACTGCAATGCAGACGGGATGATCAACTTCTTCGGACGAGCTGCAATCAACAGACCACGTTCGTCAGTCCAAGCTGCAATCTGAATAACCGCTGCTTCCAACGATGTTTCAGAAAGGTCAGCCGCAACTGCTGGCGTGTTGCTGTTGGTGCCACCAGAAACCAGCGGATGTGCCGTCGAAAACAACGCTACGCCATCGCCACCGACATAACCGGAGCTAAAGCCGTTGTTAAGAACCGCAGCAGCTTTGGTCTGCTTGGTGTATGCCATAGCGCGAGCCAAGGCTTTGGTATAGCGATTAGACAGACTGTCGTACAGGTTGTCCTCGATAGCCTCTTCGGTCAGCGAGAATCCCAGAGCGATAGTCTCATGGACGTAACGAGCGGTCCAAGCTTCTTGCGCGTTATCGTAGGCCATCGCGCTGCCTTCGTTCTTCACCGGAGCGGCGGAGAAGCCAGACAGTTTGGTTTCCTCTTCAAACGAACGCTCGGAAGTCTCGGTCTCGTAGATTTCCTTGTGCTCTTCGCCATAGCGAGCGTACTCAAGACCAAACAATGCGTTCAGTCCGGGGAGAAGCTCTTTCAGTAGTTGTGCGCGTGAAATAGCCATTTATGTTCCCCTTTACGCAGTTGCCGTAGCGTAGTAGTACTCGTGCTGACCGTGGTTCAGTTTCACGAGAATCTCGGGATACTGAGTGAATACCAAGGTTGCACTGGATGCAAAAGCTGCGGACGGAGCTTGGTTCAAAACGAACGAAGTCGCACCAGCAGAAGCAGCCGTATCTACAAACGAGCCGGAAGGAATGTAATTACCACTTGAATCCAACGAACCTACATCAGTACCCACGGGCAGTGCGAATGGCAATGCCGAGCAAGTAACCGTAGCAGTAGAAATGCTGGAATAAGTAGCGTTACCAAGGGAAACAGCAGTCTCACCAACCAAACCAAGCACACGCAAGGGCAACGCATCAGTTGTCGCAGGGGTGTCGTTAGGTGCAAGCACAGCGTTTTTGGAATCACCAGTAAGCGTACTTCCGGTGTTGTTGATCATTGCCAAGTTCTGACCGATCATGGCGCGAGCGCCAGAAGCAACAGCGGTAGTAGCCGAGCAAACGACTGCTTTAAAGACCGTATCAGGGTCATCACAGACGATTGCAACAGCGTCCCCAGCAGCGGTACTGGCAGGCCAGTATTGCGACCAAGTCTTCTGTTTGGTGGTGGGGTTGGTGTACGAACAGCCCAAGAAAATGCCAACCAGAGTACCAAGAGTACCTGTCGAAACGGAAATACGCTCCAAATTACCACGGACGAGAGCTACGCAATCGCCATAGAAAATACTGGTGCTGTACCCATTTGCAATAGCATATTCACGAGTCGAGCCCGCAAACACCTGTCCGCCGATCAAATTGATCGGCTTTAGCCCGTAAGGGGCGTCTACAACAGGATAAGCCATTTTAGACCTCGTTTAAGTTAAGTTCCTTTACCGAACGATACTTTGGAACGCTTCTCCGCAAAGAGTGGCATCCGAGCATCGCTCTCTCGCATAAAGCTGTTATCTACAGCATCCATATTGGCCTTGGTGAGGTCATTAAAGTGTTTGGTACGTTGTGCAACAAACTCTTCAGGGATTTTGCAGAGTAACAATCCATCAATCTCGATGTTGTCCTTAAACCGACTGTTCTCATCACGTAAAAACTTAAGGTCAGGCTGTTCTTCAATTCCTACTGGTTCCCAACCTTCTCTGAGTTTGGCAGAGATATTCTTTGGGTCAGCTTTCCCAAGCGAAGACACACGTACCCATCGGGGTTTGTACCCTGGCATGGGGGCTACTTCGGGAAGAACATCAGCTCGTTTCCATTGTTTAGGACGTGCAGACTTCTCGCGGTTCTCAACTTCTCTAGATAAACGGTTTTCAGCCATTTGCTCGCTCCAATTTCATTTGTTCCTTCACATACTGCTCAGGAGTTATTCCCATCTTTTTGATGATGTTAAGTTGGGATTGACTAAGTTTGACTTTTTTGGAAGTCGTACTACGAGAAACAGGAGCTACAACAGTAGCTGGTCTTTCTGTACGTGCTGGAGGTGATTTTGTCTCAGGCTCCGCAGGTTCATCTCCCCATTCATACTCGGGGAACCTTTTACGCATCGTCTTATCGACGATTTCCCAGTACTCGTCAGTGCCCTCGAAAGCCTGTCCACGTTCCCTAAGCAGTTTGTTGTTTAGGCCAAGCGCGGCAGCAGTCATTTCGTCATCTGATCCAAACCACGTATTTTGTCTACGCCATGAATCAGTTTTCGGGTCCAACCTCGGAGCCTGTGGCTGCGATTCAGGTAAATTTACTTCAGTTTCTTGCGGTTGTACAGGGGGTTTGTATCCTTTTAACCGCTCAAGTCTATAAGATGCTTCAGTTAATTGCTTCTGAGCCTCTAACAATTTATCAGAATCGCCCGCTTCATAAGCTTCTTTGTAGGCTTTTTCAGCGTTCTTTAACTCTAATTCAACAGCATTTTTAGCTGTATTAACTAGATGTCCTTCGTTTTCGGTCACTTTAGAACGAAGCGTTTTAATTTCGTCTTGCAGTTTCTGAGCTACTTCTAGCGCAGCCTGCTGCTCACGCAACGCACGTTCTTTCTCACGACGCTCGTCGTGCCAGACCTTCTTCATCTGCTTGAGTCGTACTTTGACTTTCTCGGAATATTCTTCCAGTTCGTCGTCTTCAAGCTCTTTAACTAATTCTTGAGGTAACGGTTCCCGCCCACGATCTTCAGGGGGCGTATCGTCTTCGATCTCGATGTCAAACTCGTTTTCAGTTTCTTTGTTGGCGGCTTCGGCCATTTTTAACCCCTTATGCGCGACTAATACCGCGAGGATCTTCTACAACCCCCTCGATAGAGTCATCGTTAATGATGCGAAATTCCCGACCATGAATCTTCAGGCGTGTGCCTGCATGGGGGCGAACCAGTACAAAATCACCGACTTTGCAATACGGCCCTGATGGGAATCGCTTCTCATCCTTATAGGCATCTGGTCCCATCTTGATGACAAAAAGCACCGTCGTTAGTAATTCCTCGTGGTGCATCGTGACATCGGCTTTGATGAGACCATTATCGAACTTGTCTTCAATCTCTGGGATCGCACACAAGATTCGATAACCTGATGGCTCAGGAAGTTGTCGCGCTTTTTCTTCGGCGGTTTCAGGCAGTACCGTTGCAGAGCCGCTTGTAGACCCTACTAGGAGTTCACTCATCGTCGTCACTCATCCTTTCTAACATATCGGCAAGATACCCTTGCGCTATTGCAATTCCACGCATCACACCGCACTGAAAGCGGTAATCCGCGTGGTCCTTTGCCAACCCCTGCGCTAAAACTTCGGCTAAACGCTTCTGTTCATCGACACAGTGGCTGATCAAATGCCGCAAAACCTTCTCGGTCTCCATTATTCAGTTCCCTTTTCTGGCTTAGTCACAGCCTTAGCAGTTACTTGCTCCCGTTGTTGCTGCATTGCAGCAATGTTTCGAGCGATGTCAGCACCTATGCGCGTACCTTCTATCTCATTACGCACAGCTTCAACGCCTGCCTGAAACTCCTGCTCCATCTGATCTTTGGCGATCTGGGCACCCAGTCGGGCACCATCAATGTCCATTTGACCCTGGATACGCATACGTTCGGTCTCGATCTGGGCTGCTTTGAGTTGAGCATCCGACTGATCTTTGGCGGTTTTGCGTTGTAGTTCAGCGGCTTGTAGCTGAAGCTCTTGTTGCTGCATCTGCACAATTGGATCTTGTGCCTGCTGCTGGGCTTGCTGTTGCTGAATCATCGCCTGATTGGACTGCAAGAGTTTCTGTGCTCCTGCTGCCGCGAGTCTGGAGATTTCGACCTCCATATCTTCTGGCAATTCTTCGTTGGGTGCAGGGTAGGGAACCCCGAGTTTGTCTTCGATGTTTTTGCGGTATTGGAACGCAAAGTGTTGGGCAATATGCGCCATAAATGCAGCACTCATAGCCTGAGCGTTTGGACTCTGACCAAGAACTTGTGCTGTGATTGGGTCTTGCAGTGCAGACATATGCACTGTGATATGCGCGGCGTGATCTTGGTAGATAAACGCCTTGACTGGCTTGCCTTGGAACATATCCATGTTCTCAGATACGGGGTCAGTCGGTTTCATGTCATCTTCCATCGGCACAAGCTTCTCGGCGTTTTTGATACCAAGAACCTCTAACATCTGCCTATGAAGATAAGGTAAGTCATATAACTGGGGGGCTGTTTGAGCTAGTTGAAGTACAGCTTGGTACTGCACAACTTTCTGGCTCATCGTCGCTGCGTTCGGATCACTGACCGGTATTACATCGACGTTGTCGTAGTCTGACTTCTTAGCCCTGGGGCGACCATCCACTGGCTCGTAGTCGTATGTATCCGGCGTGTAGTCAGCAATGATGGTTTTTAAGAGCCGGAACTCCTGCTTCATCGCGTAGTGAATCCGCGCCTGAACAGCCGACATCACCTTCAGTGTGCGTTCTAGGATCGCTAGCGTAGTCCCAACGGGGGACTGAGCCGACATATCAGAGACTTTAAGATCCGCAGCAGAGGCAAACCGACGCCCCTCGTCAATGATCTTGTCCATGAGTGCAGCTAACACCTGCGACGGCTCCTTGTACGGAAGCGGCATGATGTTGTCTTTGAGAGCACCCGAGGCTATGTCCACATCGCGCCATTCAGCCGGAGCAAACGGGGTGTCATCACCTTTAGTCCGCATCCCCTTGGTCTTAAATCCACCTGGGAGATTGGCAAGTGAGCCTGCATCTACAAGCTGACGAAGAATTGATGTACCCGACTTGGCAAACCCACCGATCAAATGGATAAGCCCAAAGGCATAAAAGCCAAAGCCTGGGACGTAAGGATAGTGGACAAAGTGCTGACGCTTTTTCTTCAGTTCATCGTCTGGGTTCCAATTGCGTCTAATCGCTAAGATCTTACTGTTTGATTTCTCAATCGTAATGACGTACGGAACAGCCAACCCAGTCTCTTTACCATCTTCATCTTTGTCAGGAAAGCCTGGGAGATCTAACGTGACGTGCATTTCTAAGAGCTTGTACCGATTATCAGTAGTTGCCCTGAACCCCATCTTTTCTGCAATCTTTTTCTCTACTTCATCGAGCGAATCGGTAGGGTCATCCAGCTCTACATCGACGTAAAACCCACTCTCCATTAACCGCTCTAGCTCATTTTTAGTCTTACGCATGACATGCGTAACACGCTCGGCTGTCTCAATATTCGCAGCGCCGTATGGCACCACAAGATCATCTGCCGACACATACATCGCCGTCTGTCGATCAAGCCCTGGGTCAAAGTAGACTTTCTTAAACGCATTACCCGCCAGCCCCAGTCCCCACAGCATCTTCTCGTGCTCAGGTCTGTACTCGATCATCACATCGGTAAGCTGGTGGTTCATATCTGCCTGCACACGCACAGCAGACTCTTTCTTCTCTTTAGTTTCTTCACCAATAATCTTGGTACGCACCGGACCTTGTGCTGGAAATGTCTCCATGATGGTCTCAGCCTGAAACTTCACCACAGCTTCAGTCAGCAGGGGGTGGTACACACCACACGCTCCGGGCCACGGCTCCGTCCGATCCTCAACCTTAAGCCCCAGCAGGTCTAACCCATCGACGTAAGTCTGCATCCAGTCT